ACCATCAGTAGGAGGAGTCCCAACAACATCGTTGCTTCCAGACACAATTAGCCCTAAAACTAAATCAGACTGAGTCGCATCATTTATGGAAAGGGTAGTTTCAAAAAATAAATTTTTTCCACTCAATGCCTGTAAAGCAGAAGCGGATAAAGAAGCTCCTGAAGCTTTTGATAACTGGATATTAATATTATCGTTATCTGCTGCACTATTCAAAAGTCGGAGGATACCATTCCGCAGAGCCACAATAATTTGAGTCCCAGTGCCAACCACAGTAACAGTCCATTCAGCCGGTGTAAAATCTTGGAAATCATTAAAGTAGGTAAAGAAATCTGTTGGCCTTCCAAAGCGAAAGCCATTCCATATCGTTGGAAATTCAGTATCGTTAATTTTTACACTATCTCTTGGAATTAAATATTCACGATTATTCATAATTAACTCTTAGGCATCTGTGCTAGCTGTCCAATTAATAAGCATTCCTTTTTCACCAGCATTATTAACAACATACACATCATCAAAAACGACAAAAGTAGCGCCAGTGATAGCTTCAGTAATGTTCGCTGCATTATCCTGAAGACGAATGTAAATGTTTGGACCAATCATTCCAGTAGAACCTGTGATTGTGTCTTTTAAGAACAAGTCAGCAGCATTTCTTGTTCTAAACTTTACATCACTTACTTGCAAGTCAGTGACAGGAGCAGTTCGAACATCAATCCCTGAAACGGCAAAGTTTCCATCCATTAAAATATTTTTCAAGACAACGTCATCAGCACCATTAAGAACAATAGCCGAGTTAGTCCCAGCAGCAGAATCACCACGATAAGCAAAACCATTAATGAGCATTCTATTTGCATTTGCATCGGAAACTAAAAAGTCAGTTGCCTGGCCAGTAACATCTCGATATTCACAATTGATTAAACTAAAATCAGCAGCATTAACATCAAGTGGGCCTGTCAAAGCATCTATTCCGCCTGTAAAAATTACGTTTTGAATCCGAACGTTTGCAGCATCAATATTTAAATCAGCTCCGACAACAGTGGTGAAATTTATTTTAGGCCTAAGCTCTCCTTGCCCCAAACCTACCACTGAAATACCTGACTTATTAATTGTGATTCCACCAGCCTCTGTTATTGTTTCAACGTGTCCTGGTAGAAGATAAATAATGTCTCCTCTTCCAGCAACGCATCTACTGATAGCATAAGCAAGTGTAGAAAATGGAGTTTGAGGACTTAATCCATCCGATCCATTTGAGCCTGGAAATCCATCTGCAGGAAGAGTAGTAGAATTCCCAACGAAGAACACTTTACCAGAACTCATTTCAGTTTGTGGCGTAACAACAACCGATGCAAAAATTCCATTTGGAAAATTGGTAAGAGACATTAAAAACTCCTTAATTAAATTCCAGGATTTCCGACAACGCCTCTCCAGTTGGAGTAACCTTTGTCGAATCTTTTGCTAGCAATAACTTCATGCGCGAAAGAGATGCGATCATAATCCGCATCAACTTCTAAATCTTGACGTCTCATGAACATCAAATGATGTTCCATTTTATCAGTAGTCATGTAAAATGAAGTGTCGTTCTGGAGATAATTCCAAAATCCAGATCCAGGCAAAACCTGAGTGTCTGTGTAAATAGTATTGACCGCGTTATTTGCGTTATCCGGTCGATGAGAAGATCCAACAAGCTCTTTAGCAGTATCTTGAAGCCCTTGTGGAACAACAAGGTATTGAGCTTTCATTCTTAAGAGTTGTCCATTTTCATTCACTGTATCTTGTAAGATGTTACGTAACTCTCGATAAGATGTAACTGTAAGTGGAGATGCAATATCAGGACGATTGATCCCAAATCCTCCTGCATTTTCTAGAGGATGTTGAGTAGAGAAAAGGGGAACTCCATCATATCCATTTATCGTAAAACCATCATCAAAGACAGAGGCTGCGGCAAGTTCTTCAATTTCAAAAAAACCTTTTGCAAAAGATTTTGTGGCTCGCTGAATAAAATCAAACTTACCATCTGCTTTTGCTTCTTTAGAAATTCTATATCCAGCCGCAAAAGTAGTAGCAGTATAAGTTTTCTTAAATCCACCTTTTAGAGATTGGAAAATAACAGGAGAATTTTCAGCTTTTGCTTTCGGATTCTCTAAACCTGAAATAGTTGTTGTCTGATAAATATCAGTGGTCATCGGAGTCTCATTAAAGAGAGTTGGGATCATTGATAAATAAGATTCTTCAAGCGCCATAATAATCGCTTCAAGTTCAGGTAGTTTTCCGGGCCCAAATAAATCTGAAAAATTACTTCTAATATTAGTAGACATGCTTGACTCCTTTTTCCCCTATTAAAATTATCCTACAACTCCAGTAGATTTTAAGAGATGGTTATTTATAAGACATTCAACTTTGACATTTGCACCTAAAGCATTACCTTCTTTGGTAATCACACTTGCCAAACGCAATACTTTGATGGGAAGCGTTGCTGTAGCAGCCTTAGTGGAGGCATCTATTTCCATTGTAGAGCGACCACTTATAGAGTTTGGAGCACTAGCAACAATATCATAATTTAATCTCAAGTCAGTTTGGGCAGCGATATTAGCATCATCAGCTTGAGCAACAAATACAGCGTTAGGGTCATCATATACTTTTAGTTTTCCACCAGAATTTGCAGCTTTGCTTTCTGCCGCAACTCCAACAATAGTGGTCGAAGTAGCAACTGCAGGCCGCACATAACCATCTGTGTGACGCTCAATTAAATCTCCTTCTCCAATTTGAGAATTGGCAGCAGCGAGATCATATTCATTACATACCTGCCAGCCTTTGATGATCGTAAACCCATTAGGGTAATCAAGATTCGCCATAAAATTTCTCCTTAACGTCTTGCTTTCATTTCCTTAAGTCGTTCTTCTACTTTTTCAGATAAAGGGACTACTTCCTCATCCTGATCTGCGTAAGCATCAAAACCTTGTAAATTTGTATTTCCACCAAACATTTCTTCAAGATCCACTCTACCTCGAGCAACCTTGTCTTCTAATTGGCGCATTTCAAATTCTTCTTTTGGAATATATGCTAAAACTAATTCATTTCGATGAACATACCCATCCATCGATCGATTAAATTTTGTATTGTGCATATTCTCAGGATCATCTGAGACCTTATAAAGAGTATAACCATTAGGGTCGTACATCCCATATCGCTGCAAAGCGTTCATATCGAGATATACAAAGTGCTTGTCTGGATTTGCTTTTTCAATTTCTGGAGGAAGAGTTAGAAGTCTTTTGCGATTAATACGATTCTGAATAAATTCAGCCTCTGTTCTACCGTAAACATTCTTTGAGCCAATTTTGGATTGAGTGACAAATCCTTTAGGATTACGACGATTCATCTTTTTTAAAATCTTATCTTTAAGATTTTCTTTATTTTCCAATGACTCTGAGTGTGTAAGTTCAATCATAACTTTAAGTCCTTAAATAAATAAAATCTTACATAATACAAGAAAAATATTTATATTATGTAAGATTTGTTAAATAAAAAATTTTAATGTTTGGCTTGAGTGAATTTTAATTTAGCTTTAAAATGATCTGGTTTAATTCCAAAAGATTGAGCAAAATCAAGCCCAGCCTCACTTGGCCCATTTTCTTTTCTTTTCCCAGCAGGAGGATCTCCACGGAAATCTTGAGCTTGTTGTGCATTGATCTCATTAATACTCAAAGGAGGTATTCCTAAATTAGCGGCAGCCTGAAGAACTGCGTTTGCCATTGCATCAGGGAACTGCTTTTGATTTTCTGTCATGTTTTTATAGATAATACTTGCTTGCTGAAAGAGTTCTGATTTTTGATTCACAACTGCAGGATATTTCATTTTAATACTATTTTCATATTGCTGCCTTAACTCTTTATGAGTCATAGAGTTATCTACATCATTTAAAACTTCTTCTTTAAATTTTGGGCTATTTTTTTGCATTTGTTTATTCATAATTCTAATTAAAGCATCGAGCTGTTTTTCATCTAAGCCCAATTCTTGATTCTCTTCTGTGAAATCTCCTACTGATATAGAATTGGATATAGGAGCTTCAATTTTAGGAGGAGTTTTTAACCCATTCATAATCCCTTCCATTGATGCCTTGAATCCAGCTGTTGCTTGCTCAATCATTTGTTGAGTTGAAGAAATCATCTCTTGTTTAAATTGGATAGGATCGAAGCCAGACGCAGGTGCCTCATTGCTACCGCCACCTTCTCCGTGCGGATCAAATTTGATTCTCATAAAGTTTTCCTTTCATTAACCAGCATACCCACGACGGGTAGCCCCTCCCCCACTTCGGGAATCTATAAGTTTAGGGATTTTAATTTTTGTTTGTACACCCGCTTTAGTTTGACCTTTAGGAGCAGCCATCTTTGGAGCTTCTATTTTTCTAGCCATTCCAGGACGCATTTCTGGAAATTTGAATTTAGGTGTCATTAGTTTTTTCATTTTCATATTAATCTCCTTTTTGAGAAGCTGCTCTTGCCTGAGATGACATGTGCATTTTCCATATATTTTTTAATTCTAAATCAATAACTTGAAGGCCAATTGTTAAACCTTTATTAAAAGCTAACACTTCACCATTATTGGCTGGCTTGAACCAATGCTCAGGAGGAGGGTCAAAGGCCTTAGCAAAACGTTCGGCTACATGAAAATTTTTAAACTCAGTATAATGTTTAAAATGTTCATCGTTCATTAAAGGGAGTGTGAGCGCTGCATACTTTTGTTCCATTTCTGAAAGTTCAATTTTTGTTTCTTGAGCGTGTTGTTTTTTTTCAAAAATCTTGCGGCGACCTTCCCCTCTGCTTCTTTCAACACGATCCGCATAAGATCCTCCCAATTGACTTTCTGTGTTTTCTTCTTTCATAAATCCTCCTTGTTTTCAAATAAATATGAAAATAATTTAAAGTAATACATTATGTTTTTACCCTTGTGGTCCAGGGGATTGTCCAGCTTGACCTTGCGGTTCAGGTGGTTGTGGAGGTTGCTGTTGAGCTTGGCCTTGAGTGCCTCCCAACGCTGGAGATGATTGCATCCCAGTAGGATTCTGCAAATTAGTTGGCTGTTGAAGCAGCTCTAAAAATTTTGTATGTTGCTCAATTGCATCTTTCAAAAGCGACATCGCATCTTTGTTAACTATTCCATATTTTATTTCTAAAGCAGCTTGGTCTGAATTTAAAAGCTCTGTCATCACTTCTACTTTGCGTTCATGCTCTGGATCGCTAATAACAATAGGTGGTTTCAGTCCTTGCATAATCATCAAAAGTTCTGCCTGCAAAGGAATCGAAATCCGATTCTGAGGTTTAGATAAGAATCGATATGCTCGCTGCACACCCATCGTGCGAATCACATTCATGTAAATTTCGTAAACGTTTTCTGGCTTTACTATTCCTGTCTCAAGTCCCACCCTTTGAAGAAGGAATTGAGCGATCTTCATAGCGGCGGCCTCTTGAGCAGGCTTATTTAAATTTTGAGAATTGGCATACAGACCAAAATGAACTCGGGCACGAAGCTCTTCTTTGGTCATTTGGATACGCCTTGGAAGTCCATCCTCTGAAAGCTCTGGCTCCCCTTCTGGCCCAGTCACAGTTACCCACAACCGATCAGGCATTCTATCCATACAATCCATATAGAGCCCTTCCATCATCTCAGAATAAGGCATTTTTGCGCGCTTGATGATAACATCGAGATTGGTACTCGTCTCTCCCAGTAGCTCGCGCACGCCCGATGCCGAACGCAACGGACCAACGTTATCCCCCACTTGCCCCATCGAATTGGGTCCTAAAGAGGTTAGTTGATAAGCAAATTGCTGAAGAACGGACATGATCCCACTTGACCAGGTAGGATTAACCTTCCAATCAAAAAAACGGATATCATTATTTGGATCATCCATCCTTAACCCAAGCCCTGGTTCTATTCTTACTTCCTGAGGATCAAAGGTTGAGTTACCCCGAAAACCAAACATTGGTTGATTTGCGAGCATACCCGCATCAATGGATTGATTAATCAAAAGATCCATTGTTTCATTAAGTGGGAATTGTGTTTCAACCATTCCCCGCCCTGTTGATCTACGTGGGCGACGGTAGAGATGAGCCATGTGGAGATTCCTCTTTCCATTACTGGAAAGACGATCAAGGAACGTCCAATAAGAAAGTTGACGCGAAGTGGTATGGACGTAATAAACAAGCTCGTCAGTAATCTTAGATTTTTTAGATCCGTTTGTTTCTAAAGAAAAGCGATCCCACACTTTAATGAATTCATACTCATCACGTCTGGCCACAGAATTCATTGTACGCGTTCCAGTAATTGCGTCTTTTGTTTGCTCAACGCGAGAGTTGTACATTGTTCCCGTCGTATTCCCACGCCGGTCAGGTGGAGTCGCTAAGATAGAATCAACTACCTCTTCATCCCATTGTTCACTTTGTGAGAAAGCAAGCAACTCATCGGGTGTGAAATAGCAGACCTGCATAACCGTTTCTTGACGATCCAAATCCGTACAATCCACAACATCCCCTTTAAACAAAACATAATGAGGATCTTCCGCAACAATAATTGGTCCATTAAAAAGAGTTCGAATAACTGCTTCTTCTTTATATGGATATTGCATTAATTTCTTTACGTTATCATCAAAGTCTTCAACTGTTACATCATCTTGAAGTAAGGCTTCTAATTCAAGTTTTTGCTTTTTAAATTCCTCATTTTCAACAACTCGAATATGTCGGCGCTGTAAGATTCTCCAATCTCGTGATAGTATTCCAACTCCATCCGTCACTAAATCCCAACACCAATCATCTATTGCTGAATAAATACCCTTATTATGATTTGCGTATCTCATGAGCACGTACTTCATCATCAGCTCAATCTTTTGAATTCTTTCAACATCCACCTCTTCTTGAGGATCCACATAGAACCAATTTTCTAATCCAAAAAACGCTTGCATGAGCCTAGCGTGCAGCGCATTACATTGAATCTCTGTCATGGGTAGATGCACGTTAGATGAACCATCCCAGGGGCCTTTGCGAGATGGAGAGAAATAATCATCCCATCCTAAGTAATACATCTCTCGACGCTCGAGCCATTCTTTACGATCAAGTTCAAAATCGTGGAACCTGCTCAGCGCGCGATCAACAAATTGGGTTGGATTGATTTCTAAATTTGGAATACGATAGACCGGTAGCGCTGGCGCATAAATCCTAGATTGTTCTCTCATTTAGTTTTTCCTTAGTACTTAATTAGTATTTGAATAGGTAATTAGACCCTGCGCATCGTACGCGTAGGATACCTAATAACATTTGAACCCTCGGGCAATTTATACCGATTAGTGGAGGATAAGCGATTATATGCTCCTTGAAAGGTATGAACTATTCCTGATTGCCCAGGGGTTTGATAGATGGGAGCAACGGACTCAATGTAGCGATTGCAATCAATGAGGTCGTTCCATAACGAGACAGGCTTTGTTTCTTCGAGGACGTTTTTGGGCCATTGGTAATGCGTCATTTCATACTTGTAGGCCGTACAAGTATTAAAAATATATTCCATGGGAGCAAGCACTTCATCTTCATCGATAATTTGTTTTACCGATCGATAAAGATCTTTAATCTTATCAATACCAGCAAATAACCAATCTCTTTTTTGAGCATTCCGGGGCATAACAACCTCCCCTTCTTCTTTCAAAGATTGGCAAAGTTCGTCGGCAAGATTAATTCTAAATGCAGGATCCGTTTGATTCAAAGAAGTATCGCAAATCGATTGGTATAGAATCGCCCCACCCTTACATAATTCCTGGCGTTGTTTTGCGATTGCTTTACCAAATGAGCGCATACTACCCGGATGCTTCAGCTCCGCTACAACAAACCTTCTATTGAAAGGATCAATCGCTTTCCAAAGCGCAGCATGCGGTTTCGATGGATGTGGATCAATCCCCTCATAAATTGTAAAATCCGAAGTCAATTCAAATGGGTCAATGTCCGATACCAAAGGATTGTAGGTATCAATAACAACCCCTTTAAGTTTTGAGAACTTCCCTTCAATACGAACTTCTTTCTCATCTTCCGTTAATTCATCCGCAAAAATCTCGAGAGTATCCTTATTTAAATGTGGGTTCTCGTAGGTAGATCCAGAAATACAATGAACATATTTCTTTGTTCCACGAATCCCAGGAAGCCAGTATTGATCATAAAGCCAAGCTTCAGAAAGAGGAGTGGCTGCAATCCACATGTACCCTCCCCTATCCACCAATCCTCTCAAGCAAGCAATGAATACGTCTCGTGGTGGAGGCTCATCAAATGCCACCCAATCCCAGTCTGTAGATTCCGATTTTTTAACGTGCTGATCGTAGGTTCCAAAAGCCACAGTGGAACCACAAGAATAATTGATTTGAACTGTGTCCCCTGCTGGATTTTTTTCATACGGCCTGGTCTTTGCTAAATATTTAGAAGGCACCCATTCATGAAATTTTTGGATCAAACTACGCTCAATCAACTTAAACGATTCTCCGTACATCTTCCCACGATTCGGGACCTGCATCTTTTTGTAAGGATGCAATCCCAAACTTAACCAGGCCCCTTCATTTACTGAAGCAGTAGATTTCCCAAATCGGTTTCCAGTGATAAGTAATCGAATCATTGAATTCGATTTATGAAAGTCTAATTGGCCGGGATGAGGATTGTAAAAAGATAGTTTATCTTCATCTAATCCTTTAACTTCTTGGTCCAAAAGTATTGCAATCTCAGCTAATTCTTGTTGGGATTTGAAATCTATATTTAAATCTAGATCCATTATTCGGCCACTAAATCCATTTCAATGTCTTTTGTTTCACGTGTAACATCTTCTAATTCCGATGGAGGCAGCAATGCGGTCAAGTCAAACTCTGGCCGTCTCTTTTTAAGCAACATTAATTTGGATTGAATGATTGTTTTTAATTGAGAAGCTGGAAGACGTTTATAATCTAAAGAATGTTCGACCTTCGAAACAGGTCCATGACCATTCTGAGCAAGAATAAATTGCGAGGCTTGAAATCGCATTGCTTCACTTTCCGCCTCATTGGCCAACTGAATCATCTGATACTGCGCACCAACAATCGAATTTTGTTTTAATGAATGAATGTCTTGGTTTTGAATAGCGCTAGAAATGTTAGCGCGCCAGTCGAGGGTAGGGGAGTTTTCAAGGAGGGCAGGGTCGTCCCACTTTTTTTGAAGATCTTTAAGTTTTGTAACATAATTATCTCCGCTCATGAAGTTAAAGTACTACATTATATGATATTGTCAAACGATGATTTTGCTTGTAATTTGTATACAAATTTGACAAGGTGGGGGAGGGGGGACTAGGAGAACTAGGGACTCAACCCCCGGCCGCGCGAGCGTCCATACGTCCTGCCCAACTTCTCCACACCAAACCATGTTTTGCAATGGTATGCTTGTTGCTTAATGCATTAACAATGCCAGTGTTACATTAACTAATGTAAGTATTTGAAATGTAAACGGAAACACCCTGTATTCAGAATGAAAATCCCATCTCACCTCACACTGCAAGTAAACAGTCTATTCATCCTCACAACTCCATAAGTATTTGAAATATAATAGTATTGTTAAAACTATTTCGCATAAGAGAGATTATGTAAAATTAATGACTCACTGCGTCAATAGATCAAACACTTCTATTTCTTATGGAGAAAAAATTGGTGTAGCGCGGACAATGAGGAAGTGTAGCGCGGCGCGCTACGCACTTAACTATATGATATATAATGGAAAAAGAATGAATTTGTATATGGTGTAGCGCCATTATATATATATTATCTTATTAGTAATTATTTATATGTATATTCTCCTCAAATGACC